AGGCCCGCGATTCCTGCAACACCTGAACCTATCAATTTTAAGAATGCACGTTTGCCCATGCCAAAGTTTTGTCTTGCTGGTCCGCCGTCTGCCATATTAAAAAATTTTTTTCCACTTACAATATTGTCGTACATCATTTGATCTTTTTTACCTAATCCAGCTGCTCCTTGTGTATTAAGTGAAATTGATTCTAGTGGTCCTATATCACCATATTGAGCATACGGAGAATTAGTAAAAGCAGATACTCCTGATTTAATTGTGTTATAAAGTCCAGAAGCCACACCGGCATTTTTATAATTTGAACCTAAACCTAAAGGCATATTTTTAGCAACATCAAAGCCACCCATACGTTTGTATTGTTCTTCCGTTATCTCTTCGTCATCTAATGCGTTTCTAAGTTTTTGATTATCAATATTATGTTGTGTATAACCCGTTTTTTTACCAAGAAAATTTTTAAATTTCTGAAGATTTGTTATTCCATAATTATACGATTTAGGTTCAGGTTTAGTATACCCGAATGGAGATTGTCCACCCGTTGTAACTGGTCTAGTTTTAGGTGTTGGTGCAACATAACCTTGTCCGCCTCTTTCTCCTGGTGGGGGTGTGTAAGGAGCAACATAACCTGCTCCACCTTTTTCTCCCGGTGGTGCGCTTCTTTTTCCACTAGTTTGACCTGATCCAGCTTTTGAATCAGACTCATGTGGATTACCTCCAAAAGCATATTCTGTTCTACCACCATCTGCTTTTGAATTTTTCTCTCTAATTTTCTTTTTATACATTTCTATAAACATTTCTCTTGTTTTAGGATCTAAAGTATTCGCGCCTGCTTGAGACAACACTTGTTTCAACATATATTCATCCATAGGTTTAGGTTTTGGTAAAACCATGTCACCATGTCCATAAGGAATTCTGCCACCGTCTGCGAATTTTTTTTTAAATTGTATTTTAAATTCTGGTTCTCCACTATCAATATCATATTTAGCCGAACCAGTTATACCAGTGCCGCTGTCAACACCTATTCCAACTTTTTTATTTATATAACTTGATGGATCTTCAAGAAAAAGTTCTTTATCTCCTTTTTCTATTTTGTTTCTAAATTTAGTGTATTGAACATCACCTAGAAGACTAATTTTTTCTGATATTGGAATATCTAAAGTTGAAATAAAATTTATAAAAGATTCGTTTGAAGTAATACCTTCGGGAAGTTTAATTGCTGATTTTTCTCCAGTGCTGTACATATCTTGTTTACCAGATATGCTTCCTGATCCTTGTACTTTTATAAAATCTGAAAGTGAAACACTTCCTTTTTCTTTGTAAGGCACTCTAGTCGTGTCATTATCTTCGCCTAATAAATAATTTAAGCCTGTCGAAGTTGTTGCTTGAGATCCTGGTGTTAGTAATGTGTTTCTTGCCATCAGAGCATCTGAACCATGGCCAATGTCGGATAGATCAGGTTCTATTTGTGCTTGACCTCCTTGATAGAGTCCTGCACGTCCACCGGCTGCAAAAGGCACTCCATCTGTATCAAGATTTTTTAATATCTCTTTTAATTCTTTAGCAGTTTCATCTCCTTTTAATCTGTCAAATTCTTTTCGGTAAGCAATTTTTAATTCTTGTAATAAATTTTCTTTTGAACCTGGTGTTTCTCTTCTTGCAAATTCACCTGGTGTTTCATTGTAATTTGGTAATACATCATCAGGGTCAAGAGGTTTGTTTTTTAATCTCCCGATAGAATCTTTGTTTTCTTTAATTAATCTTTGTAGAATTTGTGCTTCTGTTTCAATAATTTCTTCCCCACTCATAATATTATCTGGGTTTTTAATTTTCTTGCCTTTTAAATCAAAAACTTCTGCTGATTTTTTAGGTGCGAATATATCTTCAAATGTTCCAAGTCGGTTAGCAAGGTTTTCATTATTCATTTCCGCAATTTTATGATGGAAAACTTTTATGTCGTTTTCAGTTTTAAGTATATTGTCCGGAACACCTGCTTTTTTAAAATCTTTATATAAATTTTCAGCCATTAGCTGGACTCTTTTATTATCAGGAATTGTCATAATTCCTTTTTCTGAAATACTCGAACGCACGTTGCCAGTAAGCAAACGTTTGGCGTATTGTTCAAATAGTTTTTTAAGAAATGTTGGCATTAATAATATTCTCTTTTTCTAGGCGGTTGTTTTTCAATTACATAATCTTCGGGGTGAGTTATAAACCCTCCCTGTCTAAATCGCATAACAGCCATAGTCATACTATCAACTAAATCGTCATGATCTCCATGTGGGAATGCTGCGCATTCTTCAACAACTTCTTCCGCGAAACGCATCTCTGGCGCCCAGATTAGACCTGCTTCGAAAAGAGGTGCACATGAATTTATTCTTACGTGCTTATCATTACCACGACTTGGCGTAAATGTCATCACTGGAATGTCCATTTGACGTAATTCATGAGTAAGCGGAGTTCCAGATGCTTTCTGCTCGATGATAACCATATCTGGTTTCCAATATTTATATTGTTCAAGAGCTGCACGTCTTAATTCTGGAAATTCAAATCTATCTTTAACAGAATCCATTAAAATTAAATTAGCCGGGCCATCAGGTTCAGGATAAAATACACCCCAAGTCGTAATAGCAGAGTAATCGGCGGTTTCTTTTTTTAAAAAAGCAGTATCATAAGATTGTATGACATAACTTATGTCCGGCAACGTATCATGGTCCCACACACGCCACCATTCACGTTTTATAATCGCTCCTTCTTCCGAAGTTGGCTTTTGCATCCATTGTGCGTTCCATTTTCCAATGGGTAGTGTTGCTTTTACTTTCTCAAGTTCTTCTAGCTTCCAATATTCAGGCCAAACCGGTTTTCCTTCCGCTGGTCCGTGGTCCATGATTGCTGGAAATTCAACAATATCCCATTTATCGCCTTTTACTTTGCCTTGGTTCTTCATTAAAATTCCTGTTAAATCTTTTTTACTCCATCTCGTCATAACGAGTACAATTTTTGCTCCAGGTTGCAGTCTTTGACGTGGTCCTGATGTGTACCACTCATAAGCATTATCAAATGCATCTTTTGACATCGCATCTTGCTCTGAGTGAGGGTCATCAATGATTAGAAGATCAGCACCCCGTCCGGTGATTGCCCCGCCGACACCCGCAGCGAAATATTCGCCGCCTTGTGCTGTTTCCCACCTCCCGGCAGCTTTGCTATCTTCCTGTAACGTTGTTTTGAAAATTTTAGAATATTCTTCACTGTCAATTAAATGTTTTGCCTTACGACCGAATCTTACTGCAAGTTCGCCGGTGTGAGTGACCTGTATAATCTTGAGCTTTGGATCACGGCCCACCATCCAGGCAGGAAGTAGAAAAGATGCAAACTCAGACTTAGTATGTCTAGGCGGCATATTAACAATTAATCTATTTATTTTACCAGTTGCGAGATCATTAAATTTTTTTGCAATAATTCTATGGTGCGCACCTTCAATGAACTCGGGCCAAACACACTTAACAAAAGACATAAAGTCTTCTTTTGCCTTGTTTTGGATCTTTCTTTCAGTATGAAGTAGTCTTAATTGTTTGAATTGTTTTCTAACGTCGGACGGTAATTTGCTTATATCTAAGTTATTTAAATCCATATAAAATTTTTTATAATTTTTTGCACCTTTATAGCAGTGGAGAAGTTTTATACACCCCTTAACTGTCTAAATCAAGCAATACAACCTGAAGTAGTGGGACCCCTTTTTATATTAAAGGGGATCGACTACTGAGCGGGCGCGATTTTTCGGATCGCGTCTGGTACCTCTATTGATTATGTATTTGTGCTGTGTAAAAACAATTCAATGTGTGTGCGGGCGCACAACCTGTACGTGTGTGAGTGTGGTCCAACAGGACCACACATGTATGTAACTCGGTTAGTCTAGTAGTACCATGAATGCACTTGCATTAAGTCTACTGAACTTAGATAGTTTCTTTTGCATCTCGTTATATTCCTCATCTCTCTCATGTTCCTTGATCTCAATGTATAACTTATGTTCTTCTGGTGTTAGCATTGCTGACTCATTAGAGTAAGGGTTAGTCGCTTTGATCTTGTTATGACTTAAGTTCATATGTTCTCCTGTATTTGTTATAGCCTTATCCTATACTATCCACCATTGTTGTCAACTGTTGTTATTTCAGTTCTCATGTAATCTCCAAACCTTGAGTCCACTTGTTTCCTAGTTACATTGATCGGTGTTTCAAGGGCCTCGGTCCTTGGTGCAATGGCTACTATCTCTTGTATATGTTTATTAGCAAAGTTATTGTAACAGCCATTACTACAAAAATAAGAAAACATTCCTATGTAAGTATTTTGTTGAACTTTCTTAGTTCTTAGAACCTTGCTACCCTTGACACCTCGTATTCTATCTTGCGTGTGAGATCTGTGGCAACTTGGTCCATGACACCAGACAAAATTACTCATGACTTTTTCTCCTCATCAAAATCAAAACCACCACCAACAGATTCATATATTTCTATATCGTCCTTGTCCTCAGTCATTTGAAATCTAGCCAAGATTTTAGCATGGCTTTCAATTGCAGTTTCTAGAGTCTTGATTCTATCTTCAAGGTAAGTTAGTTTCTGTCGTTCGTATCGTTCAACTTTGTTTTTCTCTATCACTTCAAAGTGTTCATCATTTAATTGTGTCATTATTGTTTACTCCCATATATTCCGATTGATACTATTAGTACTATCATTATTATTAAAACGTAGTCCATTAGTACCTCGTTTCTGTGTTTCTGATTGTCCAAGTAGTCTTGGCAGTTCTGTATTCTTGCTTATCCATATCAAAGTAAGTTATTAAACTATCTCCTAATTTGCTAGTCCAATATCTACAAAGTTCTGTCCACTTTGCATTTCTTGT